TCATGCCATAGGGGTGTCGTTAGGTTGGGCTGTGGCGTTCCATCTGGCCTTGATGTAGCGCTCGGTTGTGGTCTTATCCGAGTGTCCGCATAGCAACTGAATCTGCTCGATCGGAACACCAGCGAGCCACATATCAGTTGCTCCCTTACCCTTTAGATCTCGAAAGCCAAAGGAAGGGATAGGGCCCAGCCCCATGGCTTCCCGGCCAGAGTTAACTCTTTTGATGGCCTGGCCCAACATGGATGTGATGCCCGAGTAGGTGTAGGAATCGCCAGCTTGGTTGTGTACCAAGGGCAAGTCCATCTGTGGCTTTGAACCGGTCACCCGATTGATCAGCCTCTCAAGAGTTTCTGTCATGGCGATCTTCAACCGGGTTTTGGTCTTGCCTTGCTCGAAGGTGATGATCCGCTGACCCGTGTGAGGATCTCTCGCTAGTACATGCGGCGTCCAGTAAATGATGTCACTTTCTGGTCGCTGGAGGGTGCGATACGTCAGTTCCATGAGAACCCGCACCTGAGTGCCAGCCGCTTCGTAGACAACCCGATATTCCTCGTGGGTCACATAACGATCCCTTTTGCTCTCTGCATTTTCCTTTGTGCCGCTTTTCTGCATGCATGGGTTGATCTTGAGCTTGGTCCTGTTTGTGCGGATCATCCAAGAAATGCAGGAGCTGAGACAGGCTTTCTCCCGGTTGGCGCGCACTGGGCGCTCGGCTACCGCTCCGGCGTCCAGATATGCCTGAACATGATGTGGCTCGATGTGCTCAGGGAGCATTCGCCCGAAGAACACTTTCAGCGGAACTACGTCTTTGGTGTAGTCGCTGAGCGTTCGCGCAGATAGATCCTCTGCTTTGACGCGCGCCGCGCAATTGTCCAGAAATTGGTCGAGCCAATATGACATGGTTCCGAAGTTGTCGGATGGGCTGTTGTAAATAGCTGCGCGTTCTTTGGCCAGCCTGAGGTCAGTTCCAAGCCGCTCCCATCGACCTTCCCGATGACGGTAATAAAACGCATTGTGGCGAAACGACAGCCGTGTTCCTGCGAGACCCAATGGGTCTCCATCTTTACGTGCGCGTCCCATGTTTACGATTCATGAAGAAGTCTTTCAGACCCAAGACATTGGGCCCAGCTATTTCTGGATTTGACGATGAAGACGCTTCAACCTGGCCGCCGGTCATTACGCGGTCGAATTCAGCTCGCGCCACCAACGGGCGGCCATTGGGCTTGAGCTTGACCAGCATGCCCATGCGTTCAAGGCGCTTACGCTTTGCCGCACCGATCTTCAGCGGCGCGCAGATTTCATCAATCTCTTCATCCGTGAGGTATGGAGGGAAAGCAATTGTGCTCATGACGAAGACTCAAAAAAATGACCGCCGGTAGGCGGTCTGTGTCGAAAATGATTCTCGAAATCCCCATTTATGCCCTGGATCGGTGGGCCATTCGTTCTAGTGTTGCTTGAAATTGGCAAGACCAGCTTAAGTGGGTTTGCGGTCCGAACCTTGCAACATCCCGGCCCGGTGCAGGGCCTGCACAGTGCTGTGCGTGCGGTGGCTAAAGCTGTTGCGGGTCAGCCCAAGCAGCAGGGGCTGGCCGCTGACTGCGTTGTGCAGCATGGTGCGCTGGGCAGGTGAGAGCTTGGGTTTCATCTTTCCTTCCTACGCTTCAAGCGGGGTTTCCGGATCGTCAGGCGGGGAGAATTCCCAAGGGCATTGCGTGGGTGGCTTGTCACCGGTGGCCCAGATGGCGGCCAGCCAGCCGGAGCAGGCTTTGTGCGATCCGTCCGCTAGCCGGTCAACATGGCAGAGGAATGGTGTCTGCTCCAGCGTGGCCTTGACGGCGTCGGCCATGGTCTGCATGCAGCCATTGGGCACGGTGCCGGCGCGGAATGCGCAGGATTTGCAGCGCTCGTCGGGTTCGCCCTGGGCCTCAAGCGCTTTGATGACGGGCTCAACTAGGCGCACCAGCTGGGCGCCCAGCATGCGGCCCTCAGGGCTGATGCGATGATGGTCAGAGGTTGTCATTGGTGGCTCCTATTCCCTGTGCACGCTCGACTGCGGCGATTACTTCAAGCACGTCATCCTCACTGACCCCCTCGGAGCGGCTCCAGGTACTCGCAGACCAAACCAGTTTTCGGGCTGCCTCATGGCTCAGCGGCATCCGCTCAGTTGCAGCCAGGTCGGCATGCAGTTGGGCCCGCAGAGCAGGGATACGCTCGTCGCGCAGCTTCTGGAAGCGCAGGTACACATCGGCCGGCATTGCCTTGCCCATGTATTCCATATGCAGCCGCTCTCTGCTGCATTCCAGCTGCACCAGCTGTTCGATCAGGTCCCAGGTAGCCGGGCCCGCTTGTGTGGCCATCGCCTGGGCTGCATAGTCGGCGCCGGCCCGGAAGGCGTTGGCCCAAGCGCCGCCCACATCGGGCACGATGGCATTCTTCTCGCAGGTGTCCAGATACGCCTTGAGCGCTGCTGCACCAGCGGCGGGGAGGTCGCTGTTAGGTTGTGACTGGTCGGTGTTGGGATAGTGGCTGGTCATGTTTCTTCCCGTTCACGGGTTGCTTCTATTGCGGAATCGAGCACGGCGCGCAGGTGGTCGAGCGCCGACTCGTAGTGCTGGCCACGGCCGCCAAACGCGTCCATGGCACGCTGGAATGTTTCGTCGTTGAAGTGCGCTGCCTGGGCGAACGCGCGCAAGCGCTGGGCATCCTGGGCGTTGGTGTCGTGGACCTGGTCTGCTGTGTCCTGGGCAATCTCGTCTGCCGAGCGCCGCTTTTGGTGGACCGGGCCCGAAGGCCCAGCCGCCTGCACTTCAAGGATTTCGGCCTCTGAAAAGAAAATGCCCGCTTCTGCGGGCCCTGTGACCAGAACGGAGTCGCCCGGCGGGCCGCCCCTGCTCACGGCGTACTCTTCAATGATCGGGCTGGTGAGCTTCAGGATGGCCTTGGCCAGCGCGCGGGCCTCGGGCTGCTTGCGGGCATGTGCATGCTGGCCAACCCAGCGCGCGGCGGCGATCAGCTGCAGGGCGATGCTCACCACGTCGCAGGGCGCCTTGCCGCCTTCCGGGATAGCCTGGTGCAACAAGATGCTGCCGCTCTCCGGATAGTCAGCCAGCCAGCAGTGGAGGCTTTGCACACCTGGCATGACGAGAGCAATGGTCGGATCCAGGCCGATGCAAACCCGGTCATTCAGCTGTTTTTCTGTCCGCTCCGGAGCGATGGCATTGAGTGCGTCAAGCAGCTGGTGACCGTTGAGGACCACCGGTGCCGCTGAATGGCAGGTTGCATGGGTCATGGCTATCCTTTGATGAGATGCTTGCGACTTCCGAGGCCGTGCCAAGGGTGGCCTGGCCGAGGGCCCGAGTTCAAAAGAGCCTGCTCTCGTTCTTCAGGCGTTCGCGGCTCTGGCTCTGCGAATTGAGGCGCTGGCTCGGCTGTTGGCACAGCAGGGCGGTAGGGCCGCTCTGTGACACCGTTCTGGCCTTCGACGTAGGGCAGCGTGATAGCGCCGTCGATGGCCTTCACATAGTCAACTTCGACCTTGGCGCTGTTGATGATGGCCTGCGCCGTGTTATTGGCGATTTCGGCGCGCTTGAGGTCGATGTCCTTATCAGGATCGGTCAGCGCTTCGAGCTGCTTGAAGAGCATTTGACGGAGGTGTTCGCCGGTGTTTTTGCTGATGTTCATTTTTTCTATCGTCCAAATAGTCCAATGTGAATGAATCAACGATTGTTGAGATCGTCCCTAATACCGCCGTCATTCGCTCAGGAGGGATATGGCCCGCTCGTAAAGCGCGGAGCGTTGCAATCATTTCTGCTTTTGCTTCTTGGCTTCTTTTTCGATTCGGCGTTTTAACTGAACCAGTTCGCGCACCTCTGGAGGCAAGTGAGACCCTGTTATGGCTTCCCATATTTCGTCTTTCCTAATTAATCGAAGATTTTGCAGAGTTCGTGGCAAGTAGTTATTGATAATCATTAATGTGTATTCCTTCGGGATCGGCCCATGAATCTCTTCCCATTCAATGATGTCAACGCGTTTCCACCTGTCACTAGCAGGGCCAGTGCTGGATATCTTTCGTATCTTCAGTCCGCATTTGAGCAATGTCTCAGTTCCAACCGGACATACATGCTTGCGGCGTGTGAGCCCATTACTAAATAGCCGATTTCGTACTGACATAACCGTTCGGCCTAAAACTTTTGCAACATCTGCAGCATGAGCGCCTCTGAAAAACATGCCTCGCATAACAAACTCTTCGCTTTCGCTCCACTTCCGTATTGGTAAGCTCTTAACCTTTAGCTTTCCCAGCTTCTGCAACACAGCATGCTCAGTTCTGCCAAACGTTTCGGCTATTTGTCGTGCGTTATGTGTAAGCCTCATTTGCATTAATTGGGCTAAATCTTGTGTAGACCATAAAGTGCGTTTGAGCTTCATGCTCTTTTAATCCGTCAATTTTGCAGAATCTCTATTTCCTGATTGATAGTCAATATTAATCAGTAGGAAATTAGTGGACTATGTGTTTAAGAGGGCGGCTCTCGATCCTGTTGATTAATGGGAGAATCAACGACCGCAAGGCAGGCCTTCACCTGGTATTGGTTCGCGCTCCACGGCCGCTGGGCGGGGTTACTTGCTGGGTCATCCGATCACCTTTCGCGCGCCGGAGCTATCCATCTTGGAGACGATGCCCTGGTGCTCCATGGCCTCCAGCAGGCTGGCGGCGCGGTTGTAGCCGATCCGGAGGCGGCGCTGCACCATGGAAATGCTGCCCTTGTTCTCTGCACGGACAGCTTCCACGGCCTGCTCGTACATCAGGTCCTGTGAGCCGTCGCCAGATCCAGCAGGGGTCAGGGCGCTTGCCTGGGGCAGGGTGCCCAGCTCAGTGCGGCCTTCGCCGCCCAGTGCGTCGATCAGATCGGGGATCAGCTTCGACAGCTCGCCCGTGGCAATTGCCACATCAGCATCGAAGCCGTTTTCGTCGGGCTTGTCCTCCAGCACCACGCCCAGCAGTTCTACCCTTTTGAGCTGCAGGCCTTCGGTCAGCACGAAGCTCACCCGGTCATCCCAGGTCAAGGCCAGCTTGGTGGGCAGCTTGCCCTGGTCGATGTGCTCACGGACTTCGTCAATGCCCAGCGGGTGGCGGCCGTAGCGCACAACCGCTTTGGCTTCATCGGTGCCCTTGAGCTCGCACTCTTGGTCGATGCAGAAGCCGGCCGGCGCGTCGTAGCTGTGCAGCCAGGCGGCCATTGCGCCTTGAGGGCTGGCCTTGGTGTCCAGCAGTGCCACGGCAAAGCCGGGCGAGGCCTCCACCAGCATGGTCACCACCGTGTCGGCCCGGCCCTGCGCGCTGGCGTCGATTACCAGCAGGCGCGCGGCAGGGTCGATCCATACCCAGGTGCCCGCCTGCTTGGTGAAGGCCATTGGCAGCAGTTCCAGCTTGCACTCTTCCTTCAGGTCTTGGCGCTCTTTCCGGCCAGGCTTGCGGCCCTCGGTTTCCTCGATGTGGGCCACCTTCTCATCGAGCTTGCGGTTGAGCACGCTGCCCGGCAGCATCTTGCTCTCGCTCATCAGGCGCAGGATCCAGTGGCCGCCCACGGATTCAACCATGGCGCCGTGCTCTTCGCCGCGTGGCGGCACCCAGCCGGTGGACTGCTCTTGCGTGGCGCCACACGGCTCAAACTGTTGCTTGGCCAGCGCCTGGTCGAGTTGCGCCTGGTCGGGCTGCCAGGATTCGGAAATGCGGTAGATGATCAGATTTTTAAACATTGGTGTTCCAGAAATGCGGCAGCCCCGCACAGTGGCGGGCTCGGGAAAGTGTCTGGGGAAGCTCAGACAGCCACGGGCAGTTCAAAGCTCAAGGCTGCCAGGTGCTTGACCATCGCATCGCGGATCGCGGGCAGGTCGCAGGCGCGATACAGCTTTGATGCCTTCTCTGCGGCCACATGAGGAAAACCTAGTTGAGCCATGCCTGCAGAGTCTATGGTTAAGGGGGCGATCAGTGCCTTGATCTGGCCCAAGGTGATACGCCGGCCATCATCAACGCGTGATGCTGCTCGCGCCTGAACTGCGCTGATCACCTGCTTGGCGTCAATCCCGGCGACAGCCTCCGCTGCATTGCTGGCGGCCAAGTGAGCCAGGTCGTCTGCCACAGGCGCCGCCAGCGTGCCGGCCTGCACTGCCTGGCCAATATCAGCCTGCGCGCTCAGGCTCTGCTCCTGAATGCGCTTGCGCTCTTCAGCAACATCTGCCTGAGCTTTCGCTTGCTCTTCTGCGCGGATGCGCTCGCGCTGGGCCTCCAGTTTTTTGGCCTCCGCCGCCTGGTGCTGACCAATGCGCAGGGCGGCCAGCGCCCGGAAGTCTTCGGAGGCCTTAGCGCCCACGGTGCCAAAGTCCGGGAAGAGGGTGATCCAGTCACCACTGTCCTGCACTAGGTGCTTGCGGTTGGCATCAAGCTGGTCGGCCAGCGCGTTCGCGTCCACCTTGGCATTGGTCAGCGCCACCGCCACCCTGTCGCGCATGCTGTCGAGCGACTTCAGGCCTTTGATCACTTCGGCGAATCCGCCGGCCAGGCGCGGCAGCCAGTTGGTGCCCAAGCGCTGGTTGAGCGCGGCAGTGTGGCTGTCCAGATCCTGCTGAGCCTGGAGAACTAGCGACTGTTTGCGAGCATCCTTTTCAGACTTCACGCGCTTTTCCAGAGCGATGGCCTTTGAAGTGGCGATCTCGTCCAGCTGCTCCAGCACCGTCAGCGCTTCGTCCACGCTCTGCATGTTGGCGCGAACTCGCTTGCCAGCCTGCTTCATGGCCTCAGCCACATCGCGCAGCCACTTTGCGTCGTCATCGGCTTCGGCAAACTGCTGGTCCGTCTCCAGCACCGTGTTGATGCTGTTGATGCGGGTCAGCGCTCCGGCCTTGAATTCATCCAGATTGCTGGTGGTGATCTCTCCCTTGGCATCGAGGCGCAGAGCGGGAAGTGCATCGCGCAGCTTAGCTTCAGGGGCCGGTTTGGCGGCCTCAGCTTCCGGCTGATAGGCTGTCACTTCCTGCTCCAGCTGTGCCCAGCCGGCCACGATCTTGGCACGCAGCTCAGGGTTCGGCGTGTACCAGCAGCTGCGCTGTTCTTCGCAGATCCATTCGCCAGTGCTTTGGTCCAGCACCCATTTGCTGGCCAAGAACAGCGTTCGCTCCACCGTTTCGGCAACCATGGCTTGGTGTTCCATCTGCACCTGGTATTCCAGTGGCAGGTCGGTACCAGTAGCGCTCGGGGTCATCGCGTTGCGCAGCCGCTCATTCAAGCTCTTGTGCTCCCACGCCGTCTCGCCCATGAGGGTCAGGCCGTCAAAGCTCGCGCTGTTCTTGCCGTTGGTGCCCACCAACGGCGCCAGTTCCTCGCCGACGATCTTCTCGGCCAGTGGCCGGGCCAGCTCTTCAAACTGGTGACCTTGGTCAAAGCGGCGCTGGGTGGCGGCATCCACTTCCGGCTCTATGCCGGTGGACAGGCGCTTGATCAATTCCGAGCGGCTGGTGTAGCTGCTGCAGCCCATCATGGCCGGCGCGTCGCTCGCGTTGAAGTGGGCGGCCCGGTGCGCGTGCCAGGCTGGCGTGCCCTGTGTGAGATTCACGACTTTCATTGATTACCCTTCCAGCTCGGCCACGCGAGCGTCGAAAACTTCGTTCAGGCGCAGGCGCTGCGCTTCATCAGGGATGCCTTCCAGCAGGCTGCCCAGCTCGTAGAGCTTGTCCAAGGCGGCGGCGGCCTTCATGTCGGCTTCCAGCTTCTCTGGGCTCAGCGCCGGCGCGTCAGCGTCCTGCGTGTCCTTGGGCTGGACATCAGTAACCTCTTGCTTGGCTGCCGCGGTTGGCTTGAGGTCCAACGCCCGCAGCTTTTTGACCTGCTCGTCGGTGAACTCCAGGCTTGGATTGCGCGAGTAGGTGAATGCAATCAGCTCATCAGCCGTCTTGCGCCCACCGGTAATCACCTCCTTCCACTTCAAGAAGTTGCCTTCGAACTGGTCTTCTGGGTAGGGCTCCTTCACAACCTGAGCCTGTCCCATGTCTTTATTGATCGGAGGCTTGGCCGAAGTCTCCATGTCCTGCAGTTCTTCGGCCACTGCCATGCCGCGCAGCACATCAGGGAACACGTCGCGCAGGGCGAATGCGCGGGCGCGCAATTGGCGCATGCGCTTGGGGTACTGCGTCCAGGGGCCTTGCTTGCCAGCCAGGCCGGCCATGCGAGCATCTTCTGTGCTGAAGGATCGGATCTGCTCTTCACCGCCCTTGCGCCGAACACGGCAGGTGGCGGTGGTGCCGTCATCTTCTTCTGTGACGTAGTCGCAGACCGGGCTGGCGAGCACCAGGGCGATGACTGCATCACCCCAGAGAGCGGGGCGGCCGTTGATCACCGCAATGTTCTGGATCGCCTGCAGCGGCTTCATCCCGAGCTCGGTGCCCCACTGCATGGCGATCAGGCAGTTGGCCGGCTTGCCTTGGAAGTCCTTGGGCACCATGTTGCTGTCGGATAGGTACTGGGCGAATGTCAGCGCCTGCTCGAAGGTTTGGGGCGACAGGTCGACCTGCGTGTTTTGGCGTGGCGCCAACTGGCTGTTGGATGGTGAAGTGGTCATGGTTTTTGGGGTGGTGAGCTGGAAATCAAAAGGCGCCCCATGCCGCAATGTGCGCAGCAGCAGCGATGCAGATAGCGCTGAAAGCGCAGTAGATGGCCGCGAACAGCAGCTTGTCCTTCATTCTTGGATTCCTTGTGCTTGTGCGACAGCCAGGCGCTGCGCGACAGTGATGGCGTCCTGCACATCGGCGGCAGTGGCGCGCTCGACTGCGAGATCGCTCTCTGGGTCAGAAAAGAAAATGACCGCCAAGAGGGCGGCCAGCATGCATGCGGTGTGAATTGCGTTCTTACGCATAGCGGCTCCAGATGAAAGCGATCAGGCCCAGCACGATGACCAGTGCCAGCCAAAAGGAAAGCCGCTGGGTTAGCGGCTTGGTGTAGTGCTCGAAGGGGTCGTAGTACCCTGGGCCGTGGCCCCAGGCCTGTCCCATCGTTCGAGGTGTTGAGCGGTTCAGTGGATGACGCATTTCAGATCCTCCTGCAGTTCATCAAGCACCCGGCGCACGCGGTGGCCGCCGGCCGGTGAGATACGGTCGAGCTTGTCCGCTGCCTCGATTCCAATTTCCTGGTAACCCTTGATCAGTTCCAGCAACTGGGCGTTTTGGGCTTCAAGGTGGGCCCGTACAGGATCCTCTGTCGGATCGTCAGGGAGCATGGAATCCCAGCTGGCCTGGGCGCGTGTGAGTGCTAAGGTCATTTGCTCATTCCGGGAATAAAAATGCCCGCCTTGGTGGGCGGGCGGGGACACTGACTGGAAGGTCAGCGTGCTTTGGGATAAAAATCCATAAGCTAGGGTGGCTCGTACGCAGATGGCGTATCGAGCGGGAAGGGTGGATCAAGCATTCCAGCCCCGACCTTATCTATGCATTGCATCTCTGTCGGCAATGAATCTGTAAGCTCGGTTACCATTCAAGCGATTGCAATATGAACATATGAAGAAATGCGCAACATCGTTTACTACTTGCTGATGCTCATGCTTGGATATGCTTGGTACAAGTTCGGGCAGAAGCTACTTCGTCAAGGGCATCGTGATGAAAATGATGAACCGACCACGGGAATTTTTGGGCCATTTGGATTTTTGCTGTCTGCAGCCTTGACCTGCTACCTGGTCTTCGGTGCGCTGCGCGCGCTAATTCGGGGTGAGGTGTCATGCCTCGGTAGATCTTGTTCTGGACAGGTCTACACACTTGCAGCGCATCCTAGTGACTACTGGTCAAACATGTTTTTCATGATCTGGATCGTGTTTGCGTTGATATATGCGCTGTACGTGACGTTCATAATTTGGTCTCGAGACTAGAGCTACGCGAAAATTGCAATGCTGTGCGTAGGCCAAAATAGACACTAGGTCGTAATGATTTAGGCTTTCCGTTTGTTGTTAGCCAGAGGCAAGCACCGATTGCTCGGTGGTGTATCCGGCTGTTACTATTTGCGCATCAACGCCACCTGGAGCGAGAGTGCAGCAATGATCACAGCCAGTACCAGCAGATTCAAATACAGAGCGATGGCAGCGGCAGGCTTCAAAAAGAAGTCCACGCTCCAGGCTCCTGCTATGACTAAGAAGGTGCTTCGCTGGGCCATACACAGTCGCTCGCGCAACCTGTATTTGGCGTTCTTATCTTGGCCATTCATCGTGATCTTTCTCGCGGCGGTAGCCATTGCGCTGTTTCTGCCGGCATGGCTGCTCTGGGTCACAGCGCTTCTTTCGCTCACCAAAGCGATAGAGCGAATCCTTGTGGCAGATGCCGCTTGGAAGCGCAGAGGCAGACTAGAAGACCAAAGCACTCCATGAGAAGCGCTTTGGTTTTCTCCCCCGGCCTGACCGGGGTTGGCTGATCTAACCCGCCGAAGCGGTCCCAGCACTTGGCCTATTGCGGTAGCCAATCCTCCACCCTTCGCACTCGCCGGAACGTGGGTCGTCCTCGGGTCATAGCGGTTAGCTCCGCGCTGTCTAACACTGCACTTCGCTATCGCTGCACGCTGCGCTCCACTGGAGCTAGACCCGCCCGCTGCGTCCTGTAGGGCTTACCGGCTTCGTATCGCTTGCCGGGGTCGTTTCGCGTTCATTGCTGCAATGCCTTTAATGTAAGTGTGCTAACAAATTATGTCAAGTATACTTACGAAAAAGATAAGTGAACTGGATTGTTTTTGAATAGGCGCAAAAAAAACCGCCCTATGGCGGTTTTACTGAATGGGGTTGTCGGCCCTAATCTTTCATGCGTAGGCGTTCCATGAACTGGACTGTAGTCTGCCAAGAGTTGCCGTCAGTACTTCATCGTCATGAAAAATACGTGACTTGCGTTGTGCTGCCCATTCTCCCGCTGACCAGTTAGCGAGACCATTGCGAATTCCTGCAATGGAGGGCTCAACTTTTTCCTTGTGCAAAAGCCAGTCACAAGTGGCAAGCAATTCCATGCCAAACGGTGACTGAAAACCGTCGATCAACACCGAGATCTCCTCCAACGCCGTAGCGTACATCTTTGCCTCGCTTTGAAGATAGGCTTGAATCAACGGAACTCTTTCCCTGTCTATCCAAATGGTGTCCATCGGATTGGCATCGCCAATCCTCTTGTCACTGTGCAAATAACTCCCATCAAGTGAGTTGAGTAGGTGACTGAGCTTTGGTGCGTATGGACCATACAGGTGCGCCCTGAACTCCAAATTCAGCGTATTAGGAAGCTCTGCACGGCGTAGGATGGCCCGCTCTAAGAACCAAGCAAGCTTTTGAATTTCTAGCAAGCTGCAATCCATTCCCATCACTGCATAGCGGTGAACCAGTTCAGTGATCAGTGCTCGGGCAGGCGTTAGACGCTGCACGCCGGAGCGTTTTTCCACATTCTGATACTGGGTGGTTGGTTCGTACACAATGATCTCAGCCTCCAGTCCACTGAGAGCTCTGGTGATAAGCGGGTGCACTAGATTCCAGTCAAGGCCACCATTTCCCGCGCCAAGTGGAGGAAGCGCGATAGACTCGACTGCAGAGAGCTCAATCCAATTGCGTAAATCAGCCAGACCTGCCTCTATCCACTCTATACGTGAATCTCCCCTCCAATGCTGTTTGGTAGGAAAATTCACGATCCATTTAGGCCCATCTAGCTCATCAGTTGCGGTGACAAACATAGCGCCAGTATGGACCTCGCCCGCTTTGCAAGCTCGGGAGTAGAGCAGATAATTTTGTGGAAAACGCTCTTTGAACATGAGCGCAATCCCTTTCCCCATGACCCCCACGGTGTTAACAGTGTTGACCAGCGCTTGCGCACTAGAGTCAAGCAAGTTGCCTTGTACGAATCTGATCATTGGAAGTACCACGCAGGCCGGGCAAAAACTGACAATTTTAACTGTCTTTGAAGCAGCTCCTGCTTGATGGAGTTTTCGATAGCAGGTGAGTAACACACTATGCCAAGTAGTGACGCAACTGGCAAGTGATCGTGTACCAGCGCTTCAGCCTGGTAGCGCTCAACTTTGCGAGGGTCGTTCTCCGGATCTCGTTGGAAGTCGCGACGCTGAAGAATGGACCAGTCAATTTTGTTCAGATCACTGAGATCATGATAGTAGTTGCTTGCAACAAAGTAAGCGTGTGCATCGGTGAACAGAAAACGACGTCCCTCGCTTTGTATCTTGTGCAGACTAGATACAAGAATAGCAATTTCTGAGTTGGGTCTTTGCGTCACACCATTGCGTCCAGACTTGATGTTAAGAAACATCGGCGAGAACGGGGTGAAGTAGAACGGCACGTAGTCGTTCAGAAGCCCCTCATACGGGGCTTTGACGGCATGAGTGGCGCGTCTATTTGTTAAGTCAGCGTTACCGATTGACACCCATTGGGGATGCTGGATCGCACTGTTGCCACAGTATAGCCCATTGTCCAAAATCCAAGGCAGGTTGTTGACATGAACAATCCGGAAGATCAGCGCTTTTTCAGGGTTAAGTGCATCCTCGTAGGTGCGATTCGTCGCCATATGCTGTGTCCCTATTGATGTCAACCATCTTCCCACTTGCCCAGAACTGTTCCCAAGATATGGAACGGTTCGCGGATCGGCTCGTGCAGTGGGTTCAGCGGCATGAGCCACTGCCGACCATCTTCGTTTTTGTACACCTTAAAGGTTACGTCCCTCGCACCCTCTATGCAGGCTACCACTCGATCTCCATTCACTGGGGTTCGACGTTCAGGGTCTACAAAAATGATGCAACCCTCGGGATAAGTTCTGTTCGCTCCACTAGGGGCTGTCATTGAGTCGCCTCTCACTCGAAGCGCGAAAGTCGAGCTGCTGTGTGTTACGGGGCATTCCATCCACCGCTCAGCGTCTCCCGGCTGGAATGGATCCATAGCCTCACACCATTCTCCAGCTCTTACCCAAGAAATAAGGGGTACTTTGCCCCGCACATCAGGCCCAGGCTCGGTGTTCGCAGAAGAAGTTGGGAGCTTTTTTTGTCCCTCTCCAGTCGCAATCCACATGGTATTGAACCCAGTGCGCTGGGAAAGCTTGGCTGCTGGAGCCGTTTTTAGCGTCTTAGTGGGACCGTCTTTCCACTGCGTGACCGCAGATGAAGTCACCTCCGCTATTGATGCAATCTCTCCAACGGACATATTGGCGGTGCGCATGATTTCGGCAATGCGTTCTTGGAGTGTGCTCATGTAAGTTAGCTTACTTGCAATTTGTGTTAGCGTGCTCGTGATCATTCTGTAAGTATGCTAACCTTGTGCGATGAATAAGCAAGAAGCGATTCAACTATTGGGTGGTTCAGTGGCGCTGGCCGCAGAGTCTATCGGAATCAAATCACAGGCCATTTCCCAATGGCCCGACCCTCTAACTCCCAAGCTAGCCGACCGCGTTCAAGCTGCTTTGTGGCGCATGCATGTCGCAGGAGCAACTTCAATTGAGCCTACTCCCAAGCGCAAGGAGGTGGCCCATGGTTAAAAGCCTTATCACCCCTGAATCCATCAAGGCGAAAGCTGTTGATGTGCTCCGCCAACTGGATGGCTTGTCATACGCGGACGCGACACATGCGCTGGAAGTAGCGCAGCGCACGATGGCTGCGGCCATCGAACGCTTGCACGAAGAACAGACCTTCAGCCCGCCGAAATTCAGGGATCCGGCGCTCCAGCCGGGGCTAGAAGAAGCCATGGCGAAGCACGAAGGAGTGCGGGAAGCGTTCGCCGCGATGACCTCGGAAGAGGTTATGGCTATTCGCCCAGTAAGCATTACCGAGTTGCCAAGTGGCGCCGCGTGCATTGATGTGGGTGGCTTCGTTATGCGCCTCAACAGTGAGGAGCTGAGCGCATTGATTGCATTGCTGAAATCGCCGCGCAAGCAAGGGGGCGACTAGGTGTTTTCTCTGTATTCGTCCAAATTTCGAATGTGGTTGCCGAGCATCTTGTGCAACCGGCGCATTGTGGCCTCCGACATGTGCAGAGAGCTGAACTCGGCGTTCAATTCGGATGGCTCTCGAACCGTGACTTTGACAAAGACTTCTGTCATCCCGTCTTTGTACGACGACGCATCGGCTGCTTCGAGATCGATATTGAATCGTTTCATGTCTGCCCCTCCTGGGGATGGTAGTTGGGAAGCTTCCATTCTGCCCCAGGAGGGCGCGGGCACCACCGATCACAAAGCACCACCCTGACGCCGCACACGCCGCGACATAGCACGTCGAGCAGCACCGCTCACAGGCAGCTCAGATCCCGACACCTCTAACCGAAACACCGGCCGGGCAACACCGGCACTGTCTACCAGGATCAAGCAATGACAGACAACTCCGAATCTCTGCAAATGGCTCGGGCCCGCAACGAGGCTCGCGAAGACACCGAACTGCGCCTTGACATTCCCAAGTGGGTCATGGGCGTTATTGATGCCGAGGGCATCGTCCGTGGCAGTGCCTCCAGCCGCAAAGAGGTGGTCAACGAAATCTTGGCTTCGTGGGCAGAGCGAAAGGTCCATGACGCAACTGTAGTTCTCCGCCTGGCAAATGTGAATCCGGCGCCTGCGGATTCGAAGGAGGGCAGTCATGGCTGAGTCCATCAAGACCCTTAGCCCCGACGTGCTCCATTCGCAGGCCACCCATGCCGCCGTGCAAGGCGTCCCGCTGGCTGAGGCAAACCACCACGAGCAAGGCACACCCTTGTGGCACCTGTTTAACAACGCATACCGCCAGGCGGCTCATGCGGCTGAATGTGAGGAGGTCGCGCATGCTTAAGCAATTCGACTCTTTTGAGCCTGGGAGCAAGGCTCCTGGATGGGAGTGGGTATGAGCACGCAACTGCCATGGTTCCGTGCCTATACGGAAATGATCGATGACGAAAAGCTGCGCTTGCTGGCCTTCGAAGACCGCTGGCACTTCATGGCCCTGCTGTGCCTCAAAGGGCAGGGCGTTCTGGACGACGCTGGCCCTCTGCTGATGCGCAAGGTGGGCGTGAAGATGGGGATAGACACCCGCACGCTCGAAGAAGTGGCGCGCCGCCTGGCCGAGGTAGGTTTGATTGAGCGCGAGACGCTGCAGCCCCTCAACTGGGACACGCGCCAGATGCGCAGCGATGCCGATCCTACGGCGGCTGATCGCAAGCGCCGTCAACGTGCCAAAGCTAAGACTGGTGCGGCTTCCGAGAGCGTCACGGACGAGTCACGCGTGACCTGTCACGATGTCACGCGTACAGATATAGATACAGATAAAGATAAGAAAGAAGAAGTAGTTAAAGAACTAGAAGTAGTTGGTGGTGGCCCTGCCGCTGCTGACCCTCCGCCTGCGGCTCCGGCAAAAAGGCCAAAGACCGCTACCGCTACCCGCTTGCCTGATGACTGGACCCTGCTGAAAGCCTGGGGCGATTGGGCATTGCAGGCACGGCCCGACATGTCTCCCGACGACGTGCGCCGAGAGGCTGATTGCTTCGCTGATTTCTGGCGCGCGAAGGCAGGTGCCGATGCCAAAAAACTGGACTGGGCGGCGACCTGGCGCAACTGGATTCGCCGCTGCGATGGCCCGAAGCCCAGTTTCCGAGGCGGGGCCCACGCCCCCGCAACCCCCCTGAACAAGCAAGAGGCACTGGAGGCACGAAACCGCGCTGTCGGCCAGTCCTGGGTGGACAAGATGCGCGGTGGCCGGTCTATGGGAGGTGCTGCAAATGCGTGAATCCGAACTGGAAGGGTTTCGCGACCTCCTTACCGACGTGATGGCCTACTACGGCAAGGACTGCAGCGAGTTCATGCTCACCGTCTGGTGGGAAGCGCTGCGTTCATTCGAGATGGAGCAGATCAGCTCGTCGCTGCGTCGGCATGCGACGGATCCAGAGCGCGGACGGTTCGCGCCCCGTGTGGCGGACATCATCCGGGTACTGCAGGGCACCACGACAGACCGCGCTGCGCTGGCCTGGGGCAAGGTGCTGGGCGCCATGTCCGCTGTCGGCGCATACACCGATGTGGTGTTTGATGATCCTGCAATCCATGCTGCCATCGAGGACCTGGGCGGCTGGCCAAAGGTGTGCCGCACCGAGACTGCAGAGCTGTCCTACCTGCAGCACCGCTTCCAGGAGGCACACCGAGCATATACCGAGCGCGGGCAGTTTGAGTACATGCGCCGTCTGCCGGGCGACCGCTCTCCAGACCATGAGTACACCAGCCATGGGCTGAAGCTCCCGAGGCCTGCGCTGGTAGGGGTTCGTGAAAAGGCCATTGCAGTGCTGCAGAACGGCAATGCCGGCGGCAAGACGCTGATCACTTCGCTGCCAGCACATGCTATGCACTTGCTGGCCAACGCCTCTGGTCAGGAGCTGCAAGCATGACAGCGCCCACTGCTCGCCAGCTGGAGGTGATGGGTTTCATGCGCACTTTCCTGATCGAAAACGACGAAATGCCGCCCATGTGGGCCGTGGCCAAGCACTTCAGTTTCCGTTCCGAAAACGCCGCCCAGTGCCACGTCGATGCGTTGAAGCGCAGGGGCTACCTGGAAGCCAATGCTACTGGGGAGGTGAAATTTTTGAGGGGCCGAGTGCCAGCGACAGCGAGAAAGCGGGGATGTGATGAATGAGCGAATTTCAGAAAGCACGCGACTGGCTGGTGACGCTGGCAATGACGCCGGGATGGTGGCACTACAGCAGGGAGCAGGCCGCCCAGCTGGAGAACGACTTGCAAGCGGCCGGGGCTTGGACGGGGATGCGGGAGGCTGTGCGGGCCCAGCTCAGGGCCAAGGGGTATCGGCCGCCGCCTGCGGAGCTGGAGCAGATGTGGCGATAGCTCGGGTGACGCTACCCTGGCCACCAAAGGACCTCAGCCCCAATGCGCGCCTGCACTGGGCCCGTGTGGCCAAGGCCAAAAAGGCCTACCGGCACGCATGCGCCCAGCAAGCGCTGGTGCAGGGTGTCCGCCGCCTGACCGCCGGCAAACTGCACCTCTCCCTCACGTTCTACCCGCCATCGCGCCGCGCCTTTGACCTCGATAACTCACTGGCGCGCATGAAGTCTGGCCTCGACGGCCTGGCCGATGTGCTAGGAGTGGACGACAAGCACTGGAGCCTGAGCATTGCCCGTGCTGATCAGATCGGCGGCATGGTGAAAGTTGAGGTGCGCCATGGCTGAGCTGGCATTCCGCGCCGAGTGGCACACCGCCGACCAGGGTCGGGCTAATTGCCGGGGCTCTTTTCTGCCATGGGTGGGTGAGCAGTTGGCCGCCGGCCGCGCGCTGGTGATCGAGGCGCGCCTCTGGGAGGACGCCAAGACCGACCGCCAGCGCAAGTATTACCACGGCGTGGTGCTCAAGACCATCGCACAGCAGGCGCGCCCGACCGGGCAGGGGTTCGACCTAAAGACCTGGAAGGAGCATTTCCGCGTGGAGTTCCTGGGGCACAAGACGGTCACCACGGTGAACCCGCTCACCGGCCGCAAGTCGCGCCGCCGCCAGCGCATCAGCACTGAAGACCTGGGCATCCGGGCCTACAGCAAGCTGATCGACAGGGTGCAGGCTTTCGCGGCTACCGAGTTGAAGGTCACGTTCCCGGCGACCTATGACCAGTGGGAGGCGGCCATTGCCCGCGGCGAAGTGGATCCAGACACCGGGGAGATTCTGGGATGAAGCGCAGCGGATTCAAGTCCCGAACCTGGGCGCCGACAGCCAAGGCTGCGCACCAACCTCTGGCCAGCGCGCCAAACTATGCGCCCGCGACCGACACAGCCGCACCGGTGGCAAAGGGCGAGTTCCTGCGCCATGAGAGCTACCGCCGCGCCGTGGCAAGCCTCCCATGCTGCGCATGCGGAATCGTGGGATACAGCCAGGCCGCGCACGCCAACCACGGCAAGGGCGCTGGCCTCAAGACTGATGACCGCACCTGTTTTGCGCTGTGCTGCGACCGTCCAGGCGTGAAGGGGTGCCACCCGAAGTTCGACCAATACGAGCTCTACCCCAAGGCTGCCGCCGCCCTGGTGGCCGAAGCCTGGGGCTCCGACACCCGCCGCAAGATCGAGATGAAGGGCCAGTGGCCTGCAGATCTCCCGAAGTGGCCGACAGATCAAAACACATTGCAAGACTGAGAAGGGGAAAACCATGACCGAAAAGCAAACCATCAGCCAGGAACGCACCACCGGCCAAATCATCTTTGACACCCTGCAGGACTTGCACCAGCAAGGGCAGGTGGCCACCAGGGAGCTGCTTTGCGACCTGACCGGCTTCAAGATGACCATCGTGGACGACCACGTCAGTCGCATGATCGAGAACGGTCGGGTGCATCGCCTGCGCGCCGGCGTGTTCACCCTGGTGGCGGCCATGCCAGAACCCCGGGCCATCTCTATGACCCGTATGGGCGACGGCACCACCATCTTGGAGATTGGCGAGTGCGTGGTGCACATCTACCCGCGCGAGCGCCGCGAGCTGGCAACCATGCTGGTGGGCGATGCCGTCCAATACAGCAACATTCAGGCCGGCGTAGAGGCTGGAGTCCTGGCCACCGAGCTTTCGGCGGACCTGTTGGCGACCAAGCGGGAGATGGGTAACCGCATTGTTGACCTGGAGAAGCAGCTCGCCGCCACCCGGGCTCAGCAGCGCCAGGGTGAGAACCAGCTGAACCTCATCGGGGGCTGATCCGCACCGAAACCCCGGAATGTAAAGCCGCCGCAAGCTATCTGGACTATAGTGCGGCGCTTTACATAACTGGAGTGGGTGATGGAAATGGAGAGCAACGCGTCGGTCGATGCCGCCGAACAACTTCAAAAACTTGAAGCAAGGGTTCGTTCGTGGAAGAAGTGGGTTTCCGGGATCGCTGCATGTCTGATTGGCGCATATCTGATTTATTTCGGCCTGATCCTTGGCCAGAATCCAGCGACAGATTCGGATAAGTGGGGAGCCTTTGGCGATTTCATCGGTGGAGTGCTGAACCCGATCGTGGCCTTTGCTGCCTTCTTCTGGCTGACTGAGTCAGTGAAGATTCAAAAGGAAGAGCTTGCGAAGGCGCATGCTGCGTTATCAAATGCGAACAAAGCTCAAGAAAAGTTGGTGGAAAATGGTCGGAACTCAGAAAAATTGGCTGCACTAAATGCACTGATCAATGCGAACTATTCGAAGTTGAAGTCGCTTAATGAGCGCATTCAAGAGATGGATCGCGCCATAAGGACTGGACAGACCGTGGCAGGGGCAGGAGTGGCTGTAGGGTCCGTCATGGCTGAACAACAAGAGGTCATTGGTAAAGCGACTGCACTTGAGAAGCTGATCGATAGTTTGCACGAGGAGTTGCAAGCTATTTACGAGAGCACGAAATCAAACTAAGCCATGTGAAGACATCCCCCTCGTAGGGTTCGACTCTTCGGCCCCATCCTCTAACACTGAGGAGATGGCAACTCAAAAGCCAGGCGCGAAGCCTGCAACCTCCAAGAAATCAAGCACCAAGCCCGCTGCCAAGAAAAAGGCAGTAGGCGGTGCTGCGTCTGCTCGCCCGCCTCATGCGCTTGACCGATCAGTCATCGATACCGTCCTGGAGAAGCTGGTAGAGGGCAACAGCCTGCGATCCATCTGCGCCGAGAAAGGCATGCCCGCCATGGCGACCTTCATGCGCTGGTTGGCAGAAGAGGGGGAAGAGGGCGACAAGCTCCGAGAGCGCTACGCGCACGCGCGCGAGGCCCAGGCAGAAACCATCGCAGAAGACATCCTGACCATTGCTGATGAAGAGTGCACGATGGTGAAGGCCAGCAAGCACGGTAGCAGCGATGACGGCGACGGTGAGACTGAGGTCATCTTTGACGCTACAGCCGTTGCCCGCAACCGCCTGCGTGTGGATGCCCGCAAGTGGCTGCTGTCCAAGCTGGTCCCCAAGAAGTACGGCGACAAGGTGCAAGCCGAGCACAGCGGACCAGGCGGCGCGCCAATCGCAATCCAGTCTACGGTCACGTTCGTTGATGCGCCGGCACGCGAGGAAGGCGACGAATGAACGCCCCACTGTCCATCAGCGTCCAGATTCCGGCCAAGCTCGCAGGCCTGTACAAGCCCTGCCGGTACAAGGTGATGAAGGGCGGCCGTGGCGGCGGTAAGTCGCACGGCGTGGCTGAGGTGCTGCTGGAGAAGGGCGCCCGCAACCCGCTGCGCATCCTGTGTGCCCGCGAAATCCAGAAGTCCATGCGCGATTCCGTGCACCGGCTGCTCAAGGACAAGATCGTCAAGCTGGGCCTGCAGGCGTTCTATGAGGTGCTGGACACCGAGATCCGGGGCGCCAACGGCACCCTGATCGTGTTCTCCGGCCTGCAGAGCCACACCGTGGACTCGATCAAGTCCTTTGAAGGTGTGGACCTGGTGTGGATTGAAGAAGCCCACGGGGTAGGCAAGAAGTCCTGGGACACCCTGACACCCACCATCCGCAAGGACGGCAGCGAGATCTGGCTGACCCTCAATCCGGACATGGAGACGGACGAAACCTACCAGAGGTTCATCGCTACCCCATCGGGTGACACCTGGGTGTGCGACATCAACTGGCGTGACAACCCCTGGTTTCCGGATGTGCTGAACGAGGAGCGCCTCAAGGCCAAGCGCTCCATGCTCAAGGAAGACTATGAACACATCTGGGAAGGCAAAGCGCGCCGTGTGGCGGCCGGAGCGATCTACCGGCACGAGATTGAGACCCTCTACTTAGAAAACCGCGCTCGCGACGTTCCATATGACCCGCTGCTGCCTGTCCACACCGTATGGGATCTGGGGTGGAATGACGCCATGACTATTGGCATGGTCCAGCGCGGTCCGCACGATGTCCGATTGATCGACTACATCGAGGACAGCCACCGGACATTGGATTGGTATGTCGCTCAGCTGGAGAAGCGCTCCTATCGCTGGGGCACAGACTTCCTGCCGCATGACGGGCGAGCCCGTAATTTCCAAACTGGCCAGAGCACGCAGGAGCAACTGCAGTCGATGGGGCGCAAGAGCGTAGTAGTACAGGCGCAGACCAGCGTGGAAGAGGGCATCAAAGCCGCACGCATGATGTTTCCGCGCTGCTACTTCGACAAGACCAAGACAGCCCGCCTTCTGGAATGCCTCAAGCGCTATCAGCGCCAAATCCATACGCAAACGAACGAGCCAATGGGGCCGCTACATGATGAGTACAGCCACGGGGCAGACATGTTCCGCTACGTGGGCCAAGCTGTTCCAGTCATGGAGACAACCTTTGGTCACCAGTACGAAGAACCCGAAGAATCCGATTGGAGGCTATGACCATGGACGCCGGCACACACGACAGCACGAGCGACGATGAGCTGATGGAAAGCTCTGAGAAGGCCGACCAAACCGGCAGCGGTGAGCTAACGCTTGCTGAATACCAGGAATGGCTCCGCGAAATGGATCAGGAGCCCGCCTGGCGCCGCACGGCCGACAAGGAGATGGACTACGCCGACGGTAACCAGCTTGACACCGATCTGCTGCGCGCCATGAAGGAGCAAGGCATTCCCCCCGCTATCGAGGACCGCATTGGCCCTATGCTCCTGGCCCTTCAGGGATATGAGACTGCAGTCCGCACTGACTGGCGTGTGACTGCGAACGGTCAGCCGGGATCGGAAGAGGTCGCCGCAGCACTCAATTTCGAGCTGAACCAGGCCGAAGACAAGAGCAAAGCTGACAAGGCTTGCTCCAGCGCCTTTCGTCCGCAGGCCGGAGTTGGCATTGGTGTTGTGGAGGTGAAGCGCCAAAGCGATCCAACCAAGTACCGGTACAAATGCGCTGTCGTGAACCGCAATGATGTTCGCTGGGACTGGGCGGCAGAGGAGGAAAACCTTGATGACGCCCGCTATCTCAAGCATGACAAGTGGCTGCACTGGAATCGGCTGGCGGCATCGTTCCCGCAGCACGCCGAGCACATCAAGCAGATGGGCATCCAAGGCAACAACTGGTGGCAGAGTGGCCTAGCTGGTCAATTCATCACCGGCGGTGGGGGATCGACTGGCTTGGAAAACGTCTGGCAGGATGGCCGGGGTTGGTCTGTAGAGGAATCGCGCTGGTACAACCGCGAGAACAAGCGCTTATGTCTCTCGGCCCTCTGGTATCGCCGCTGGGAGAGCGCGGCGCTGCTGCGCACGCCTGATGGTCGGGTGGTCGAATACGACCCGCAGAACATCGCGCACAACGTTGGCATCGCTATTGGATCCAGTGAGGTGTTCCGTGCCGTTGTGGCCAAGGTGCGCCTGAGCTATTGGATCGGACCGCTGAAAGTGCATGACGGCCCAACCCCTTACCCGCACAACCATTTCCCGTATGCATTCTTCTGGGGCTTCCGGGAGGATCGCACTCGCGTGCCTTACGGCTATGTTCGCGGCTTGATCTTCCAGCAGGACAGCCTCAACAGCGGCACCGCATTGATGCGCTGGGGAATGGCCGCATATCGCGTGGAGCGCACCGAAGACGTTCTTGACATGCCCGATGACATGTTCCGCCGGCAGGTGGGGCGCCGCAATGCCGACATCAAGCTCAAATCGTCGGGCCTGGCCAAGACCGGCGCCCGCTTCGAGATCAAGCGTGATGTACAGCTCACGGACCAGCAGCACCAATTGATGAATAACTGCCGCGCGGTGTTTGAGCAGATCTCTGCAGCTCCAGCCTCATTTACCGGCCAGCGTGGTAACGCCAGCAGTGGCCTGCAAGAGAGGACGCAGCTGGAACAGGCCAACCAGGCGCTTGGCGTCATCATGGACAACTTCCGTGACGGCCGCCGCATGATCGGTGAGATGCTGCTCTCCATGATCATCCAAGATCTGGGCGAGCGCGAGAAGACGGTGATCATCGAGGGTGATGCCGTGAAGTCGGATCGGACGGTGGTGCTCAATCGCCTGGAGACCGACGAGTCAGGCTACACCTACCGCAGCAACGATGTACTGCGCACAATGCTGCAGGTGCAGTTGGAGGAAGTGCCAAGCACTGCTGGATTCCGCTCGCAGCAGCTGTACGCCTTCCAAGAGGTCATCAAGACTATGCCGCCTCAATTCCAGCAAGCAGCGTTCCCGTACATGGTCGCGCTCATGGACAGCCCTTACAAGCGCGAAATCGTGGAGGCCTTGCGCCAAGCTGGTGCCCAGGAGACCCCTGAGCAGGTGGAAGAACGCATCAAGCAGTCCGTGCAGGACGCAATGGTCAAGGCGGGCCACGACTTGAAGGAACGCGAGCTCGACCTGAAGGAGCGATTGACGGACGCACAGATCAAGGACATTGTCGCCGCCGCTGTTCTCAAGGGCGTGCAATCTGCCTTCAGTGCTATGCAGGGCGGGGCCCAGGTTGCGCAGATGCCGATGATTGCCCCGATTGCGGATGTGATCCTGCAAAACGCGGGACACAAGAACCTGCCCGGCGACGATCCGAACATCCCTCAGCCTGGACAAGCGAGCGTCATGCCTGCACAGGGCCAGGCTTCTGGCTTTGCTGGTGCTGCTGTAGAGGAGGCTCAAGCAGCGCCAGAGGTCCGGCGGAACACCAGTCCTGGGTTTCCGCCGGTGCCACAGTCTGCAGACACAGGCGCCCAAGGCATTGAGACTGCGACACCTGCAGACAATTTCAGCGGTGCTCGTCAGTAGCAGTCCCTGAAACAACCACCAAGCCGCCCCACGATGGGCGGTTTTGTTTTATCCCCCGTCTAGGGTTCGCGCCATTCAGTCTTCCCAGGAACACTGCCTATTAAGCCCCATGCGTCGCATGAGGTGAAGTGCACCAGGTTTCGGCCTGTTGCTCCAAAGGCAGATGGAGCCGCCCTCGTGGTGGCACCGGATTGCAAGGCCCAAGCGGCCACGGCGATATGTGGCGGGACAGCATGACGACATCAACTAACGATACAGACTCTATTGCGGTAACCGGCGACGACGCTGGCTTTTCTACCGGACAGCTCGCCCAGATGTTCAACACTGGGATGAATGGCGATACCAAGGTGGCCGCCCCTGTCGACCCCACCGAGGAAATCGATGCGAAGCCAGGCGCATCGGCTGATGGTAGCGAACCAGAGAAGAAGCCAGAAGGTGATCAGGCGGCGGGTGGGGATGAAGCTGGCAAGGAGGCAGCACCAGCCCAACCCGAACTGCAGCCCGATCCTGCGAACACGGTGATTCTGGCCAAGGATGGCAAGCACACCATCGACTTCTCGCACTTGGAAAAGGCGCGCCAACAGCGCGACAGCTTCAAGGCGGAGGCCGAGGAGGCGAAGCGTCAGCTTGCTGAAATGGAAGAGGAGGCGCAAGCCCGTGCCATTGCCGGCCAGGCACCTACCAAGCAGGATCAACTGGTTCACCAGGCACAGGCGGCTATCGACGCCGGCGTTGACCCATCGGTCTTCGGCGACTTCGATGAAGAAGGTCTCACCAAAGGCATTGTCGAGGTGACCCGCCGCAACAGCGAAAAGCTGCGCGCTGAGCTGAAGGTTGAGGTGATGCAGGAGTTGCGTGCGGAAATCGCACCGATCCTGCAGCAGCACCAACAGGACGCTCAGTCGGCGCATGTGAGCGCCATTCTCCAAGCCCACCCGGCAGCTCCCAGCATTCTGGAAAGCACCGAGTTCGCGGAGTGGAAAGGCTCACATCCGAGCTACGTGCAAACCGCCATGGCAGAGGTGCTCGAAAAGGGCTCCTCAAAGCAGGTGGTGGAGTTGCTCGATAGCTACAAAGCAGCCAACACGCAAAAGAGTCCAGAAGTAGCCCAGCCCAAGGCCACCCAAGCGGCAGCGCAGAAGGTGGTGGAACAGCTGAAGGCGCCAGTGCCCAACAGTCCTACCGATATCCCGGGCGGACGAACGGGTGGTGGCACTTTGGCCGAGCGGCTGGGAGCCATGAATGAGGTGGACTTGTTCAACGCGGTCAATAGCGGAGACATCTCCGAGAGCCAGCTGAACGCCTACCTCTCCCGCAAATCCTGATTCATCGAGGTTCACATATGAGCAAAACGCACACTTCTGCTGATGACAGCAAAAAGCTTGTCCAGCAGGCGATGGGGGTCTTCATCGGCACCCAGTCGCGCAAGTCCAACATCAACCGTCTGACGGGCAAGATGCCCCAGATCGAAGACGTTGCCAACTCGATCTCTAACCAGTCGAGCAACTCCATGCCCATCGTCCAGACCATGGACCTGGGCAAAGGCAAGGGCGACGAGGTGAAGTTCAACTTCGTCAACCCTGTCGGCGGCATCCCCATCATGGGCGGCGAGATGGCCGAGGGCCGTGGCGAGGGTGTCTCGCTGTCCGAAGATAAGCTGCGCGTGAACCAGGCTCGCTTCCCTCTGGACCTGGGCGACGTGATGGATGAGATCCGCAGTCCAGTGGATATCCATCGCATCAGCAAGCCGCTGCTGCAAAGTTCGATGGATAACTTTGAGGACCAGATGGCCCTGGTTCACATGGCTGGTGCCCGTGGTTTTCACAACAACATCGAGTGGCGTATCCCGCTGGCCAGCGATTCGCGCTTCGGCAAAGTGGCGACCAACCGCGTGGAGGCTCCCACGAAGAACCGCCACTTCATGGTGGACAACGGCACCATCGCGCTGTTCAAGGACAACGCCGGTGAAGTGGATCTGACCACGGCTGATGCCATGAGCATGGGTGTAGTGGACTCGCTCTCCTCGTACTTGGACCAGATCGTGGCACCTCCACCTCCTGTCGAGTTTGAGAGCGACCAGGCCGCCAAGGACAGCCCGTTCCGTGTGCTGCTGTGCTCCGCAGCCACCTACAACCTGTTCACGGCGGACCCCAACTTCCGCAACTATCAGGCCAATGCGCTGGCCCGTGCGCGCTACGCGAAGGACCACCCGCTGTTCACCAACCCAGAAGTGGCGCTGTGGCGCAACACGCTGCTGGTGAAGATGCCCAAGCCAGTCCGCTTCTATGCCGGCGATGCAATCAAGTACTGCACCGCCTACGACAGCGAGGCAGAAGGCACGACCACAGTTCCAGCATCGTTCGCTGACAAGTTCGCTGTGGACCGCAACATCCTGCTGGGCGGTCAAGCCCTGGCTAAGGCTTACGCCAAGAGCCGCCATTCCGGCTGGCCGTACTTCTGGAAGGAAGCGCCAAGCGACTTCGATGACAAGCTTGAAATCATGATCGGCGCGATCCTGGGCATGTCCAAGATTCGCTTCGCCGTCAATGTGGGCGATGGCCGCATTGAATTTACCGACCACGGTGCAGCAGTGGTGGATGCCGTGGTGCCCATCATCGGCGCTCGCCAGTAAGTAGGGCGGCAGGAGCCGGATCAGCCCGGCCCTACCTTCTCGCGCAACACATTTCCCAAGGAGCCTGACATGGCCAAACTCAAGATTGATGGTTCGAGCCGAGCACGTTTCGGTAACAAACCCTTCGGCAATGAAGCAGTTCATCGCCATTCCCTGGAAACCAGTGCCACTGGGATTCTGCTGAACTCCCGCGATGCCACGGCCGCGCTGGCGGTAAACGACGTGATCACTGTGGGTCTGCTTCAAGCCGGTCTGGTGGCTGACACGGTGAAGATCATCGTGTCCACCGCTTTCGGTGCTGGCGTGAAATGCTCGCTGGGCTTTGCCTACGCCGATGGCGTGGATAGCACCGCGCTGCCACAGGATGCTGCTTACTTCGGCACGGCCATCGACATCAGCGCCGCCGGTGAAATTGCCGTGCCGCTGAAGAAGAAGCTCCTGCCGCTGCCCAAGGATGCTTTCTTGGTGCTCACGATCACCGACGCTGCCGTGGCTCAAGCAGCCTATGCGGATGTGGTGGTCAAGGGTGAACTGCTGGGCGCTGAGTAAGCGTCGCAAACGGGGAGGGGGCCGTGTGCCCCTTGCCCGAACCACGGGGATCCACATGAACACACCAGTCCAATACATTGGCCGCAAGCCAAGCTACACCGATCTCCTCTATGGGACGGGACTGACTTTTGCGCCCAACCAAGTTCGTTCCTTGCCGGCGCGTTTAGCCGACAAGTTCCTGCGCCACAGCGATCTGTTCCGTGAGGAGCGTGAAGGCGACGAGCAGCAGGACGAGCAGGCGCAGACGCCTGAGCAGAGCGACACGCCGCCACAGCAGGAGGATGACACCGCTGCATTGCTGGCCGCCGCCCAAAAGCAGCAGGACGAGCAGGCGCAGAAGGACTTGGAGCGCGCTGGCCTGATGGATCAGGTGCGGACCATGACAAAGCCTGAGCTGCAGACCTTGGCCAAGGATCGCTGGAACCAGGTGCTCGCCAAGAACCTGACGCTCGACAACACCCGTGAGCGAGTGCTCCAGTTCGTTGACCAGTACGGTGCAGCATGAACCTCAAGCAGCTGATCAAACGGTTTCGGCGAGATGCATTGGATCTCCTCGATCCGCCTATGTGCTCGGATGCCGACATTATTGATTGGCTGAATGAGGCGGAACGGGAGGCCTCCATCCGCGCGCGCCTCCTGCTTGAAGACGCGAACCTAGGCCTTTGCAGCATCAAAGTGGACGCGGGGACCTCCAGCTATCGGCTGCACCCCAAGGTCTACGAGATCGTGCACCAGGCGTTCATCCCTGAAGCAACACATTCGCCTTGTGGCTTGGACATCGTCACGCGCGAAAAGCTTGACCGCGTGTGTCCCCAGTGGCGGGAGCTTCCTACTGCTGATCCGCGCTGGCTTATTCAGACGGATACCGCAGTGCGCCTTGTACCTGTGCCTTTTCAGGGTGGGGTGTTGCGGATCGAAGCCTACCGGCTACCCATGAAGGACATGTGTTCGCCCATAGATGAGCCGGAAATCCATGAGGCACACCACATCAAGCTGGTGCAGTGGGCTCTGTTCAAAGCATTCAGCACGCCCGATTCAGATCTGTTCGATGCAGCCAGGTCGCAGGCCGCATACCTCGCCTTTGAGGGCTATTTCGGTTTGCGTCCTGATGTGGACCTGCGACGCAGCACCCGAGGTGATGAAGTGCAAACCACCGTCGTACAGACCTTCTAATTTACTGGAGCCAAGATGGCCAACCCAAACCAAGACAAGAAGCAGGCGCGACCCGTTGGACTGGGTGTAGGCCCTTTGCTCAGCGGCGCTGCTATGGCGCAGCACCAGAATCAGCAGCCTGACTCTATCCCAGGAATGTTTAAGCCGGGTGAATTTGTATTGCCACCGGACACTGTGCACGCGCTGGGTGGCAAGGCTGTGCTGCAGAGCGCAGTTGACCGCACCCACACACCCAGCAACGCTGGTGCAATGGTTCCCTTGGGGTTCAAGCCTGAGATGTTCTTTGCTCAAGGCGGTGCACCAGAGGATGAGCTGAGGAAGGCGAATAGCTTTGGTGACGCTGCAGCAGCATCGCAGAACCCATCCGTGCGGATGATCCCAACCGATTACGACAAACGCACCCCCATGTCCGATGGCTCGCTGAACAACCCCATGAACAGCGAGCTTGGCCGGAACGTGACGAATACGCTGAACGCTCTTCCTGGAGCCGCAGCAGTACCTGGCGCGGTAGGTGTTGGTGCTGTGTTGGCTGGCCGTGCGATGGGAGCTGCGGCTCCTGCTGTGTCTTTTGCTGGCCGAGCAGCTCAGGCGGCAGGCCCATACGCACCGGTGGTGGGCGGTGCTGCTGCGTTGTCTTCCGGCGCAGGGGCTAGCAGCACGGCACCTGTAACCAATCCCGTTTCGAACCCGGCAGCAAGCTCTCCGGCCACGCCGCCCCAGCCACAAGCCATGGCGGCGGCTCCTGCCGCGCAGTCAGTGCAGGCGGCGCTACCCGCTGGTCCTTCCATGACAGGATTGGTCACCCGAGTTGGAAACAGCTACAGCGGCACGAACGTGGGCGGCGACATCTCCATCAATGGCGGCACGCCTTCGGGCGGTTTTGTGGGAGGTGTAGGCGCACTGCTGCAGCGATCCGCCACCCAAAGCCCTCCTGACCAGGTGCCCCAGTTCAACTCGCCCCAGGTTTCGCACAGCGGTAACGACTGGGAATCACGCAACAACCTGCGCAACCTGGAAGTATCGGCCAGCTCCATCACGAACAATGGCGGCTCCTTCGATTCTCGGCGCGGCCGCATCAGCGGGCCATCGGTGGCGCAGACCGCATACCAAGATGCCCAGCGCGCAGACCTCACGGCGCGCGGTGTGCAGCCAGTTCTCGATAGTCAAACCAATCAACTCAACTCCAACCTGCAGCGCGAAGGCATGCAACAGCGGGGTTCCGATTTCCGTGGTGGTGTACAGGCTCTACTGGATCAGCAGAGGATCAACCAAGCTGGTGTTACTGCAGGCTACGCCAACCGTGCCGCTGGCCAAGCCGAGCAGATGCGCGAACGCATCATGACCGAGACGGATCCAGCTAAGCGTCGCGCGCTGACCGACACGATGATGGCCATGGAAGGCAAGCAGACCCAGGCAGATCCTTACCTGGTTGTGCCAGGCGGCCAACAGGTGGATGCTGCCAGCGGCCGGGCCTACAGCACGCCATCGACTGTGTTCAACCGGCAGACTGGGCAGTGGGTGCAGCAGCCGGGTCAGGCTGGCAACCTTCCAGCGGGCATGAACAAACAGATCGGAACCTCGGGTGGCAAGCCTGTGTACGAAGACGCGCAAGGCAATCGTTTCATCGGAGGCTAA